TTTAAAAAACGATCCATTGGGTCTAGTATAAATGCTCTATCTATACGAGGCAAAATACCTATCATTGCATTTATTGCCCATATTTCATCAAAAAATACACTGTGAACTTGAGACAAATGAAAATCAATTTGGCTTTTGCCCATTCCAACTATTGCAATATTTTTATCTTTGTTTTCCTTTTTAGGACTATCAAACATCTATTTTTCTTTGCCCATCCCTATAAGCATCTTTTCTATTATAACCATCTGATAATAAAGTTAATTTTTGTAAAGACTCTTGAAATCTTTTTTCATAATTAGCAAGAATATCAGGTTCACCTTTCATAAAAGTATATGCTTCTACTAAACTTCCATAAAGTAAAAGCTCTGGTGCATTTGTTCCAAGCCAAGTTGTTCCACTTGATGCTGCTGTTATTGATTCTGGAACATAATAATAATGTAATTCTACGTTTAAATTAGCATTAGGAGTTGGTCCAACAATAAAAGAATTGTCATCAAACTGTGCATAATGTTTTGGAACTCCAGTTGTTGAAGCAGAAGGATACGCTTCTCTAATAAAACTTACGTCTGTATTTAAAAGATAACTATAGTCACTATCACTATCTAAAACAGCCAAAGAAAATGGATATAAATAATCATCGGGAGCAGTTAAATACTGGTTTCCAGATGTTAATGAACCAGTAACATTTTTCCTAAAATTAGGTAACTCAACTGATTTTACTATTCTATCTTCAGCTTGTTGAATCATTGTTCCTAAATCAGCAACAAATGTTGACTCAGTATTTTGTGTATAATCTTGTATAGCTGATTTTAATGTTGTATATGTCCAACTCATTCTGTACTCACTGTTAGTTTTCCTATTTCACCTTTTATATTTAAACCCATTGTACTAGAGCCAAATGCCGTAACTCCTCCGCCTATAGGATCAAAAGCTGAATAACTTGTGGATGATTTCTTTCCAGTATCAACTCTAGGATTATAAAGACTTTGTGGGTCAGATGTATTTACTTGACCTAATTTTAACTGTGGCTGATCTTCATCCAAACATGTTGGGCAAACTCTTAGCCCATTTCTTTTGCTATCTTCTATTTGATATTTTAAAAAACTTAGTTTGTATGTAAAACCACAACGATCACACTGACCTAACGCTTTACTTGCTCTTGCATATGACATTAGTAACCACTAATTGATAAATCAGGAACAAATTTTACAGCAGCTTTTTCTCTGTCTGCCTCACTAACTTCATCCCATAGCTCCATATATCTTTGTCTAATCATAGGAACTCTTTGTATTGCTTCGGGAGATTTACAAGCTAAATTATATGCCAAAGCATATGTTAAGCATGGTAAGTATCTTGTTGGAACATCTGCATTATTACTAGCAACTGTTCCTACATCTTCAATTCTTTTTACATAATCATAAATAAGAGTATATGTTTCAGCAGAATCAGGCGTTGCCCAAAGAACTATTTTTACTGCATCATTGTCTTTATCAACATAAAACTGTGTCGGTTTAGATTGTGTTAATTTACTGGCTTGATGATTGTATTCTGTTCTAGAAATACGATTTAGCCTTTGGTCAAACTGATCGTCAACATTGCCTGCATTAGTTCTTATAGACACATCTACAATATCTAATGCACTAGATTCTGCGGTATAACTGCTTGTTCCAGCTACTAATGTTGCAGACCCTTGTTCTATAGTCCAAAGATTTAATCCTTTATTTTGCCACTCTAAAAATACTAAATTTAAAGCTCTTTTAGCGCCACGATAACTATATCCAGAGCGTAACTCTAAACCACAAAGATCATAAGCCTCTTCCATAATATCGCTTATATCTAAGTTAAATGTAGTTGTTCCGCTTGTAGCCATTTTTATCTATGTCTCCTTGTTTTTTTAGCAATGCTTTTAGGCTGTTTAGAATGCTGCTTTCCTTTTTTTGTATCTTCTCGTTTTTTGCGAGTTGTTGCAGCATACTCTTTAGAACTTAAAGATTTTATAGCACTATCAGGCAAATATCTTTCACCTGTTTTAGATGAAGGCTTTCCACTTTTAGTCCTCCAATTTTGGTCAGTCCAGTTTTTTAAATCTCTTTGTCTTTGTTTAAGGGGTGGCATTATTTACCTACTTTTTTTAAAGCTTTTTTATGAGAAGCTGTAAAAGTAGAGCCTTCTTTCATTTCTTTTTTCATCATGTCCATATGTTTTTTACTATGATGAACAGAGTGTTTTTTTAAAGTTTGTTTTTGCCTTCTATTTAATTTCATTTATAGCCACCGCCTTTTGCTTTATATTGTTTAGCAAGCATCTGCGCTTTTCTAGCAGACCATTGACCTGCTTTACCGCCCTTTGTTCCTGCTTTAATTCTATTAAATAAATTTTTACGCATCGTAGGCTTAGTATAGTTGCCTGCTTTATTTACAGTAGATTTTCTTTTTTTTCTAGCTGACATAATTTACCATTTTTCACGATTAGCCCAATAAGCTGCTGACATTTTACCTTTAGCTATATTTTTACCATGCCTAGCTTTAAAAGACTTACGCCTAGCTTTTTGTTTTTTAGATTCACCTTTCTTTGGCTTACCTGCTGTTTTAACACCTTGTTGTCCAAATCTTATAGTTTTAACTTTACTGCCTTCTTTGGCAACAACAATATGAGATTTTTTTGGATGATTGGGCGTTCTTTTTGGTTTGTTATATCCGCTAACTCCCGCCCTTTTTAAGCGAGAGTCTTTTTGCGCTCTGGACATTACATTCCTCTGTCATCAGCTTTTGTTGGGGTAAAAACAGGTCTTTTCTTTCTAATTTTTTTAGGTGTCCTTTTTCTTCTACCAGATACATTACTAGTATCATAATCTATTCGAGAAGTAGAATGAACTCCAGTACCACCACCGCCAAACATTTTTTTAGCATATTCTTTATAAGATTCTACTTTATTTTCAGTGCCAACTTCCGTTGCGCCACCGCCTCTAAATGAACTACTGACTGGAGCATTTGGTTTAAAAACACCGCCACCCATATAACCAGTTAGGTTCTTTCTTTTAAGACCCATATCTTTTTTAGGCATATCGCCCTCCATAAATTAAATATCCACATACTCTGTATTTCAAGAGTATATGGATCATATTACATTAAACTACTTCTTCTTTTTAGCAGTTGATTTCTTTTTAGCTGGAGCTTTCTTTTTAGCTGGTGCTTTTTTCTTAGTTGGTTTTTTTCCACCAACATAAGCTTCATTAACATCAGGCGTAGAAGGATCATCAGCTACATAATGCCCTTTCGCATTCTTAGCCCTTTCTCCATTCATTTCCCCGCACTTACGTTCTGCATCTTCTAAATCAGGATCAGGACCAAAAATAGGTCGATAGATACCATCATCATCTGATCTTAGAACCATGTATTGAGCTGGGAACTCTCCAGTTTCAGAAATAACATACTTCTTAATTTTTGCCATTATTATCTCCTAATAAATTAAGAATATACTTTGTGCATTTCTAACACAATAGAATAAGTATCTCCTGAAGAGTGTCCTTTTGTAGTAAAAAGAATATCTCCAGTTTTACCGCTACCTGCATTATTTGTAATACCACTAAAATCTTTAAAGTCCATGTGTCCATTGCTGCTTTCAGCAAGTTCCATCAAAAGAACATTACTAGTAGCATCAAAAAACAATTGGACAGACATGCCGACAATAGCATGGCTCACCCGTAGCACTTTAACTTCAGAACACGATTTGCCTTCTGAGTTAGATGCTAAAGCAGAAACATCTACCTTAGCTACTGCGGATTCGCCAGTGCCATCGCTGACATTGGTAAACTTCATAATACAATTTCTTTCACCATCTTGAATGGTTTGCGAAGTTACTGCATCAGCCATTAGTTACCCCCTTACTCAAATGGAGTAGCTAGAGTACCATCACCATGAAGCATAGCCTCACAATGCCATACTGCTGCTGAGGTTGCTACTAAACGAATTACTCCGCCTACAAGCCAACCCTGTGCTGCTGATCCTAGATCAATAGTATCATCATCACTTGCATCAGGAATAAAAGTATTGGTATCGCCAGCAGTTGCTGGATCAAATATTTGAGCAAAACCTGAGAATAAATCACTGGCATTGTCTGTATTAATTTGTCCTGCACCAGTAAAAGTTGTTCCAACTATAAATGTATAGTTAAGACCTGCTGCTGCTGTAGGCAATGTTACAACAATTCCTGCTGCTCTGTTTAAAGTATAAACCTTTCCTGAGTCGGTTGACTCAACGCTGTGTGTAGCGCTTGTAATACTTTCGATATTTGAATAAGCAGAAACATAACCTGTTGTGGTTATATTACCGCTAGAGTCAATATCTAAATTCGTTGTTACGGCTCCTGTGCCAGATGCGATGCTGATTTGTTCAAAACCATTCTCCGATCTAACTGGTCCGTTAAAAGTTGTGTTAGCCATAATTTCCTCCTAAAGGAAAAAAACCTATCGTCTTGGCAAGTCTGCTAGGGCAGTCGATAGATAAATTAAAAATATCCCTAGATATGAAAAAAGGGAGACCCCGTAGAGCCTCCCTTAGTGTCCTTACGAACTACCTGGTGATCCAAAGATACCTAGTGGATCGGATACTCCAAAGGAATATCTTTCTCTAGCTTTGTATCTTACGTTACCAGTATCAAAGTCACCATCCATAGATGTAGTCATTGGCGCTCTGACAAAATGCTTCATGCCATCAGGAACATCAGTTGTGATAAAGAAAGCATTAGTATCAGTTAAATAATGATTAACTGAATAACCTTCTGGAATCACACCATTAGTTTTGATTGCATTGATGTCATTGTCAGCACTTCCGACTTTATAGTCACTTTGCAGAAGTCTTGTAGCAACAAACTGAAGATCAGTTGGTACTATAAGCTTTCTTGGTCTCGCTGCAATTTTAAGACCTCTTTCGTCAGTCCATTTGCTAATTTGAATTACTGCATCTTCAAGAGATGTTTCATTCAGGTCAGCGCCTGTACTAGGTCTATTGCTGTTTGTTCCACCACTTACAAGCGGGTGAGCTGTGCTAAATAAAGCAACACCATCACCTGAAGAAAAAGTAGTCGAGAATCCATTGTTTAATGGATACGCTGCTT